CTGTCCGAAGTACCATTGAGAGTTGGATTGCCAGCTTTCGGAGGTCGCTACCGTCATTTGGACTTAGTCCGTGCCGTAGAAAAAAGCCGTTACCCTGTTCTTGATTTTAACTGCCTCCTTTGGGTGTAACCCCTTGAAGAATTCAATAGGCAGGTTGGATGCCTTTGCTGCGATAATGCAGGCATATTCGAGCGACATCTCCGGGAGGAATGTGAACGAACCTGTTCTGTCCAGTACCTTGTTGGCTGCAATCATGTCTGCCGCTGTCAGATTGTCCAGTCCGCTCAAATCCACCTTGTCGTATGTGTTGTCCTCGAATTTGTATGGCTTGTTGAAAACCACGATATATTGGTTTTCGATTACTTCTCCGTTCGTGTCCAGTACCTCTACCTCGGTAGCTGCCTCCGCTGTCTTGTTTGTATTCTTATCCATGTTTGCTCCTCCTTGTCGTTCCTAGCACTGCTTTCTGACTTTTGCCAGGAGGTCAGTGCCGTTTACCTTGTACACATTGTTTAATTTGTCGAGTTCGATCCGCTTCTGTCCATCCAGTTCGATGAGGATGTATGTAATCTCCACCGTCACGGATGCATCCATCGCACCGCCCTGCTTTACGGTGCCGCCTGTGAGTTTCTTCTGGCGGCCACGGACTACCACCCTCATGCCTTTGTAGTCAATCTTTCCGGTGCTCTTTACCGTGTACTGCTCACTCGCCCTCAGAGTGAGGTCGAGGACGTCCGCAGGCGACATCAGTTTGAACGCATCATCATCAAGGATACGGAATGGTATCTCCAGTTCCATGCTGCCAAACTGCCCGATGATTACCTCCTCGATTTCCCCGAGGATTCCGGGACCGCTGAGTGTCTCTGTCATTCCCTCGAAGTCCGGGAGGGTGATTTCCCCTGTCAGACCTACGAGGGCTGTTCCTTTGTAGTACATATTGAAGTTGTTAATAACTCCAGGAATGCCTAATGCTGCCATTCTTATTCACCTCCGTTCAGTGCTTCGGATAACATATCCGGGTCAAATTCAAGTACATTGAGGATATCCTCTGCAGGTGTGTATGGTGCGAGGTACTGGTGGAACTGGATTTTTCCGTTGAGGATATCCGTTACCGGGTTCTCATCCTCTGTGAATTCCATTCTTGCCCCTGCACATTTCCCCTGCGATGCGTAGGAGTTTCCTCTGATATTCTCGCTGTCTACGATTGATTCAATCAATCTGTAGTTTGCAGGGTCATCCACATCCTGGAAGTATGTCAGAATGAACGAATTGCCCCACCACGAGAAGAACCTGCGGCAGCAGAACCATCTGTCTTTCGGGTCTGTGTTTGCAGGATAGCAGGCTGTGTTGTTGCCCCATGTCCTCCATCCGTTGACATTGATTGCTGTTATGATTCCCTGTCCGTTTAAAAGGTTCGCCTGTGTCTGGTCGAGCGTTACTTCTGTTCCGTCCTCCAGTACCATGCCTGTGATTCCGATAAGTTTGTTGGACGGTGACAGGTTTGGCACGTCATCGTTGCCTGCATCGGTGTATGCTGTCAGTGCTGCGAAGATTGCTGAATATGCGTACTGTTTTGTCCCTACCTTTACCTGCGGCCATAACAGGACGGAATGCTTGTTGGTGTATCCGTTCTTGTTCTTCCACTCATTGCAGTCGGTATATTTGGTAGCACCGTCCTCGGAGCAGTCCATATCGATGACGCATTCGCAGGTAAATACACCGTTGATTTCCTCGCATTTTGCCGCAAGTACTACCCCCACGTTGGGGTCCTTGCTCCATCCCGGTGCTAAAAGCAGACCAGGTGTCATGCTGAATTTAGGATAAATCTGACGGACGAGTTCCAGTCCTGTCTCTTTTCCGGTGCTCGCATTGTAGCCTCCGATGATGTCCGTTGACTTCACTGCGGTCGGGTCGATGCTTGTGCTCTTTACGGTCAGTTTCTTGGCTGCCGCCCCCTTGCCGCCTGCGGTAAGGGAAATAACAAGGTATCCGTCATCATCAAATGTTGTGATGTAGTCAGTTCCCACCTCCAGTGTCTGGCTGTCTGCGGTTACTTCGATGGTGTCTGCAAGGATTCCTGTGATTTCCACTGTCGCCTGCAAATCCTCCACCTCCACGGTTGCATCCTCGTTTGCCTTTTTGTGCTTTTTCGGGTCAAGCACATTGATTAAAATAATCGGTGCGATATTGAGTACACGGAAGCAGGCATCCATGCTCTGGCAGAGCGTGAAATTCTTGAAGTCATCGCTGTATCCAAGCTGCTCTGATGCTTCCGCAAAACTGTAGGCTATCATCGGCACATTCGTTGCGTTGTATGGGTCTGCCGCAAGGTTTACTGGTGCTGTTCCGAAGATTACCTGCAGTCCGGCTGTTCCTGTGATGGGTGTGGTGAGGCTTGTTGCCTGTTCCTGCACCCGGACTCCATGATTGTAAGCCATAGTCTTATTCTCCTTCCTTAAGCCTTATAGTTTGCTGCCTTTTCATAAAAGGCATATGTTGCCCCTCGCTTATTTGCGATGTCGCTTAATGCTGCCGCCAGTCCGTTTACAGGGACCAGCAGGTTGTTAAACGCAGGCTCGTTTGCGATTGCATCGGTTACCCCCTGTGGGAGTCCGTTATTAAACACCGTGTTGTGGCTTGCCACTCCCGGTATTGTCGGTCCGACATATACCACGGTTTCCACGGTTTCGCTCTTTGTCTTTGCCGCTTTTGCGACTGTCTTTGTTTCTGTCTCAGTTGTTTCCTTGCTCATGCGTATCTGTCCTCCTTCCGTATGGCTGCTGTTTTGAATGTCATGCTTGCCGCTCCGAAGAAATAAGGGAATGATTCCTCATCCTGCAGTGCCCAGTCGAATGGGTGCTGTTCGTCATTCTCAAACATAAACTGGTTTGCAAGCATAGGCTCTTTCATAAATCGTTCCTGTACCCTCTGTATCATTCCGAGTACACCTCTGTGACCGTTGTTCTCTGGACTGTCGTCAAAATACCCGAACAGCATTGTCACGAGGACTTCCTGCGGATCAGTGCCGGATTTTATCGTTCCTGTTTCCAGTCTTACGATGATGTACGGCATAGGGTCTGGTGCATCCTCATCCTCACGGATTGGGAGCTGTTGCTCGTATGTATTCAGTTTTACATACTCCCCTGTGCTGTCCTTGAACAGGTCGCCCTTGAATATGACACCCAGTTCCCTGCACAGTTCTTTTTGTAGGATTTCCGCTGTCATCTGTTAGCCTCCCAGTACTTTGTCTATTTGCCTGGATATGTTCTTGTAAAGCAGTTTCTGAATGTCTGGCTCTATCTTTCCATACACATCGTCATTTCCGACCATCTCTGGGTCTGACGGACCATAGAAACTTCTCAGCGGAAGTCTTGCTGCAGATGTCCTTTGGACTATGCCTGTGTGCCCCGATTTGAATGTTCCGGTAAACGAACGGCCGCCGCCTGCCTGTCCCTGTTGGCTTATGATTTCCTTTAGGCTTCTGTCGTTCCTGCCCCTTGCCTTCGCTCCGAGTTTCTTGGTGTTCTTCCTTGTCTGGAAGTTCTCCAGTTTGTTCATCTTTCCGCTGACATTCAGAAGTGCCTCCAGCTTTGCCACCGTTGCGTTCTTCTGTTTAATGTTTTTTTTGAATTTCGAGGTCTTGATGGTGTATGTCTGTTGTGCCTTTGCAGCGAGGTCCTTTTTCGCATCCCTGGCTGTCGCATTTACGGCATTCTTTAGTGCCCTGGGTGCTTTCGACTTGGCATTCTTCAATTTGAGTTGTATCGCCTTGAGTGTGGCTTCGTCTACCGTTACCTCGATTAGGTTTCCCTGTGTGCCCATTACTTCGTCCTGTTAGCCTCCATTGTGATGGAATACACTCCCTGTTCGTCCACGGCATCTATCACGATATAACGCTTTCCGTCAAACATGATTTGCCGCCCGATTACTGGGAGTGCTCCGAAGTCATCAGCCTTGACATATATCAGTTTCTGCTTTACATAGACACCGTCCATGTTGGATTTCATTTTCTTCTCCCTCTCGATGATTTCATTGTCATCAACCATGACGGGGATTTCTTTTCCATCCACATTGTGGGTGTCTGCGAATTCGTCCAGATTCATGAAGGTGTAGTTCACATCATCCTTCATGACCTCTTTGAATGATTTTTTAACCACTCTTTTTTGCCCCCTTGTTGCGGGTTGGTGTCTTTGGCACTCTGCCCACCACATTCTCGTCAGTTTCCCCATTCGGGGACTGTCCTGCCAGTCCTGCTTCTGCGGTGGCGGCTTTCGCCTTGGCAGGTTTCGGTTCGTCCTCCTCCTGCCATACGGCTGTTCCTGCATCAAGCCATGCCTGCACCATCTTTGTGTCGTTTGCCGGGAGGCTCTGTCCTACTTCGTACTGGGTGGACTGATAGAGGATTGGGTATGTCGCTATCAGTTTCATGTCCACTCCCCCCTTATCCGATTTTCACGAGGATTGTCGTATCCGATGCACCTGCGGTTGCCGCTGCGAAACCTGCAGGTGTGCCGCCGCTTGCCTCCGTGATTCCGTTTCCGTCAAAGTTGACGCTTGT